TCTCTTACGATAAACTATGACGGAACAGGTTCTACGATAACAGAAGTAAAACTTACCGAAGATGATTTACCATACTATCCAAAGTACTATGACGCTTCAGATTTAAATGACAACACAACAGGTATCGCAACATACACTCATAGAAGTTTTACAAAAGTTGTAGACGATAAAGTTGAGAATATTAAACACGTAAACACAAAAGAAATCTTTACAGACAATACAAAGAAAAGAACAGTAGACGAGGAATGGGGATTCCCAGTATCACCTGCTAAACCAGTATATCCATATAACAAATCCATGACTACAGAGTCGGGACACATTATTGAGATAGACGATACTCTTGGTGTAGAAAGAATGGCACTTGAACATAGAAGTGGGACGTTTCATGAAATACACCCCGATGGTTCAGAGGTAACTAGAATTGTAAACGATAATTATACCGTAGTTGCTAAAGACAACAAACTAATTATTGGTGGTGACGTAGACGTATCTATCGAAAAGGGTAATGTCAGAATTGCAGTAGCAACAGGTAATGCAGATATCTATGTAGCAGGTAATGCTGACTTAATGGTAGATAAAAATGTAACTGCAACAGTTGGTGAAAATGTAACTGCAACAGTCGGTAAAAATGTAACTGCGACAGTCGGTGGAAATTTACAAGCAGATATAACAGGAACAACAGACGTAACTTCTGCTGGTAAAATTACTATAACAAATACAGGTGGTGCGAGTGAAAAAGAAAACGCAGATGGAACCACAACGACAGAATATGCAGAGGGTACAGGCACTGGTATTGAATTGAAAGCTGCTGAAATATTAATGACAGGTAATGTTAACGTAACAGGAAAAACACACTCTAAGGGTGACGTATCAACTTCTGCTGGAAATGCTCCAACGCTTGCAACTCATACACACAACTACTTCAGTGGTGCTGGTGGAGCAGGTTCGGGCGCTGCAGCTGAAACGAAGAAACCTTCATAGACATATGTTGTTGATGTATAAATAGAAGTATGGCAGATTTAAAATCAGAAGCAAAAAACGTTGCAAATTCTAGAATTTATGCAGATATAGATTTTAGATTTAAACCACATCCAATTACTGGAGACGTTACTATTAAGTATGATAGTGACGCAGTAAGACGTTCAGTAAGAAATATAGTTCTGACCAACTTTTATGAGAGACCGTTCAAACCAAGTTTAGGTTCTAATATCAGAAACCAGTTATTTGAAAATAATAGTAGTCCTAGAGCTAAAAACCGCTCGGCAACTAAAATAAAAAATATACTTGAGGATTTTGAACCTAGGGTACAGAATGTTAAGGTAACATTTGGTGAGGTGTCCGATAGAAACGAAATGAATATAACAATATTTTATAACATAAAAAATAATGCTCAATCCCAAGAGATGGATTTCACCATAACGAGAGCGAGATAGAGGAAACCAAATGTCAACAATAAAAAGTTCATCCCTAAACGTAACTGATTTAGATTTTGAGGACATAAGTCAAAATTTAAAAAGTTACTTAAAGGGTCAGGATAGTCTAAAAGATTATAACTTTGAGGGTTCGACACTTTCGATGCTAGTAGATTTACTTGCATATTCATCGCACATTGGCGCAGTAAATACAAACATTGCAGCTTCAGAATTGTTTTTAGATTCTGCACAAATTAGAAAGAACGTGGTATCACGTGCAAAAGATTTAGGTTTTATCCCTGCTTCAGAAACAGCTTCTACAGCAATTGTTGATATTACAGTGAATAATGTAAGAAACCCCGATGGCACATATCCAAGTGCAAATGAAATGACAATCCCATCAGGGACAAGATTCAACACAGTATATGACGGTAAAAGTTATACCTTTGTATGCTATGCGGGTGTAACACCTCAACCAAATGGTAAGAGTTTTTCATATACTAATGTACAATTGAAACAGGGACTGAATGCGAGTGACGTATTTGTTTACGATAGACAGGAACCTAATCCTAAGTTTGTATTAAGTCAAGCAAGAATTGATAGACAAGCAATGACCGTTTCAGTTAACTCTGCCGGGGTAACAACTGCACACGCACGTGCAAGTGATATTTCAAATGTTCTATCCACCAGTAAGGTATATTTTACTCAAGAAAACGAAGACGGATTTACTGAACTTTATTTTGGTGATGGAAGTATTGGTGAGGAACTCCGAGACGGTGATATCATAACTGTTCGATATACTATTGTAAACACAATACATGCTAACGGTGCAACCAAGTTTTCACTCTTAGATACAATCAATGGGTTTTCAGATTCAGTAATTACAACTATTTCCCCCGCAGCTGGTGGTGCAGAAAAAGAAAGTATAGAATCAATTAAATTTAAAGCAACAAAGTTTTACTCTTCACAAAACAGACTGGTAACACTGAATGACTACAAAGCAAAAGTCAGTGAGTATTACCCGAATGCAGATGCAGTTGCAGTATGGGGTGGTGAAGATAATGACCCACCTGTATACGGTAAAGTATTTGTTGCTATCAAACCTTTAAACAGTGACTATCTGTCAGACGTAGAAAAAGAATTGGTTAAAAACAACCTAAATAGACTTAACGTTATTACAGTTAGACCCGAAATAGTAGACCCCGAAATCATCAAGATTATGGTCTCTACTATATTTAAGTACAACGAAAAATCAACAGATTTAACAAGTGGCGAGTTAGAGACCATGGTTAAGAACACAATCATATCATACGATAGAGATAATCTAAACAACTTTGATAGTATTTTTAGGCACTCAAATCTACTGAATCAGATTGATACGACTGATAGTGCGATTTTATCTAATATCTCTAACATACGTTTAAAACTCAAAAAGAAAGTTTTGTTACTAGGTCAAAATGCTGGACTAACAGTAGACTTTGGTAACCCTTTGTATAATCCATCGAGCGGATACAACGCATCTGCTGGTGGTATTACAAACACAACAGGATTTTACATTAGTGGCGATTCCAACATCATGTATTTTGATGATGATGGGACTGGCAAACTCCGAAGATTTTTCTTATCAGGTTCTACAAGAATCTATCAAGATAATGAAGCGGGGTCTGTCGATTATGGCACTGGTAAAATATCAGTCAATTCTCTGATTATAACCTCAACGGTTAATTCAGATAATACGATTGATTTCACTTTAATACCTAATTCAAATGATGTTATTGCTAAACGAGGTTCGTTAATCGATATTTCTTCTGCTGATATCAAGGTCACAAGTGAATTGGACACCGTTGCAAGCGGTGAATCGAGTGCTGGTGTAGGATTTATTCCAACATCAACCTCATCTTACTAACTATGGATAAAGCGGTCATGAATCCCATGAGTAGTTTACCATTCAATTGGATAATAATAGGAGAAAATTCAAATGGCAGATAAGAAAATATCAGCGTTAACTGCAGTAGCAGACGCAGACATCGGGGGTGATGATTTACTTCACATCGTTGATAACCCAGGCGGAACACCCGTCAACAAAAAGATGACAATTGCTCAACTTTTTGAAAATATCCCTACGCATTTAGCGGTAGACGATATCACAACCTTAACGGCAACTGCAAGTAACCTTGCTAGTTCTTTTGCAACTGCAATCGACCTATCAGGTGCTTCAGGTAACGTTGCATTTACGTTGGACAACGGTGTTGACGTTGGTCAGTTAAAAGTGATTTATCAAAAGACTGAACCAGCTAGTTCACATGTAGCCAACATTACTGTAACAAATTTCGGTAGTGGTACATCTTCATCTAACCAAATTGCCCAATCAACACAGGGTGATGCGGTTATTTTGATTTGGGATGGTTCTAAGTGGTATGTTTTAGCGAACTTTGAAAGTACGGTAACATTGTCTTAATATGAGTATTGGGAACGTTGACAAATTAATTCCTAGACTTAATAGTCTAGTCCCCGACTTTGTTACGGCAGAGTCGCCAGAATTTGTCGCTTTCCTAAAAGCTTATTTTGAGTTTCTAGAACATGAAACAGTAGTTCTAAAATCTCAAGAGACACATGATTGCCTTGGTGCAGAAGATGGTAGTGGTGGATTTATATATGAAACCGCTACCGTTTTCCCATCATCTCAAGATGCTAATAAAATATTACTGGAACGAACAGCAGATAATTTTAACATCGATTCTGACCCATTCGGAGCGGGTGAGTATATCGTTGGTTTGGATTCAAAAACTGTTGCAGAAATTAAAGTCGTTAATAAAAATACATTGTTTATTAAGACTATTTCAGGATACGGTTTTAAACCGAATGAAGTTGTAGAAGGAAGAACAAGTAAACAGAGAGGTATCGTTTCTACTTACAAAGAGTCTTCAATTCGTGCTAACAACAAACTTTTAGAATACTCCGATGTCGATACAACAACGGAAGAGTTTTTAACATACTTCCAAAAAGATTTCATGCCCTCTCTTGATAGTAGTTTAAATTCTAACAAGAGAAGTACAATAAAACATATCAGAGACCTTTACCAAAAGAAAGGTTCGCCTGATTCATTAAAATTCCTTTTAAGACTTCTATACGGGCAAGAAGCAGAGGTTAAGTACCCATACGACAATACCATTAAGTCTAGTGAATCTTCTTATGGTTCATCAAGAAGAATGGTGGTTAATGTTCCGCTTGAAAGAGACGCACCTCAACCAACAGATACAATTACTGAATATAGTTCGGGGGGTGTTATATATGCTCAAGGTATTGTAAATTTAGTTTACCCCGAACCTGGCTCAGATACACTCTATTCTCTTGACATAACAAATGTTGCAAGTAAAGAATTCCAAAACGGTTCTCAGATTGAACTGATGGATAGAGATACTAAAGAAATTAGAATAGGTACAGTATCGGGTATTATTCAAGGATTCAATACAAACGGTTCTTCAGTATACTTAAGTCACGAAGATGGCGATACCCTATTAGAGGATGGTGGTGGTGTACTTCTTGAAGATTCAACTGCTTCAAGTGGTTCCTTGTACTCAGTTAATGATAAGATTCATTTTATTGGTGCAAAAGATGACGCCAACGTAGGACTTGCTACCTCAGTAGTAGAAGGAATTGTAACTGGTTCAGTAGATGCTGTCTACATCGAAGTTGGCGGTTCGGGATACGAAGGTGGTGATTTAGTCATCTTTGATAATCGTGGAACATCTGGCGATGGTGCATTTGGTGAAATCGGTTCTGCTGGTGATGAACTTTTCCAAGAAGCAGGAACAAGACACGGATACTATCAATTCACTGCAACAGCAGGACAAACAGTTTTCAGTGGTTACGATAATTACGGTGAACAAGTAATTTACGAAGACCACAACAGACATGTATTTGTCAATGACGTAGAACAGACAACAGGATTTAACACACAAGGAAGTGTGTTAACTTTTGATTCAGGACTAAGTGCAAACGACCAAGTAGAAATCTATACTGAGTATATGAGAATTCTACAAGAGAATGGTGACGTTATGAACTTAGAGACTACTAATTCAAATATCAGAAGAATTAATCTAGTTAACAAGGGTACAGGTTATGCAAGTCTACCATTGTGTGGGCCAGGCGGATATATCTATCCAACATCCCTAGATGGATTTACAGCAGGGGAATCTATTACAGCCCAGAACGGTTCAACAGCTGTAATCGCCTTAGTTAATAAGGAAAAGGGTAGACTAGAAGTATACCGTAGACCTACAGATACAGGGTCTTTTGTAGTAGGTAATACAATAACAGGTGGGGGTTCAGGAACTGTATCTTCCATTGTTCAACAAAATGTTTCTTCAGGAACAGGTGCTAAAATATTTGCATTCTCAACATCTATCGGTAGAGTTGGAACAATTAATCTGAAGGCACAGGGACATTCACTTACAAGTGATGCTGCTGTCGCAGATTCTTCAACATTCCCTATGTTGATATCAGCACCAAACGTAACTCTATCTAAAGATACATTGTTAACAGGTTCGGTTTCGGGTACAACTGCTCGAGTAGATGACTTTAACACCAACACACAGTTATTGAAAGTGCGTGACATGGATTCGTTATTCTTAGAAAATGAAAGTGTGACTTATCCAAATGGCGGAACATTTAAAATTCATGCATTCAATCCTTTCACGGGTAGAGGTACATTAGCTGGTGAAGGATTTATTGATAAGGGAACAACAAGCGATATCGGTGCTCTAAGTGCTTCAGGTATGGCAATTACAGACTCGAAGTTCTATCAATCACATTCCTATGTGGTTAGAATTGGTGAAAGTATAAACAAATTCCGTTCAATTGTCAAGGACTTAGTCCACCCAGCAGGACATATCTTCTTTGGTGAAGTTGCGGTAACAAACAATGTTGCTATGGGTGTACCCGATGCAGACCATGTAAGGTTTAGACCTACTATTGTAATCAATGCGGGTGGGGACGATACTGCAGACGCAAGTGTTGGATTAGCTACAAGAACAGCACAAAGACTTGAAGTTGAAATTTACACTCTTGCTAATGAACAGGATGACCTAGCATACGCACCAATGATTGCATTGGTAAATGAGTCTATCCCTGGCGTAAACACCAATCCTGTAACGGGGGGTGCAATTCCAGCATATGCAAAAGTTAATGGAGTAGAGACGGGTAAGGGAACAGAAGTCAACGACTCAGAAATGAGAAGTAGACATGTCAACATTCTTAAGATTGTATCTAAGAACATGGCATTTAGTCAAGTTGGTATGTGGACTCCAACAGGTGGTATTCCAACAACTGTATCTCTAGAAAGTAAAGATGGAACCTTTAATCCTTACTTTGTTTTGGAGACAAACGTGAATGGTGGGCCAGAAAGAAGACCCGCACGATTCGGTAAACCACTTCCAATCGACCCACATCATGAAGAAACTCTTGTTCTAGAAGATAATACAACAATAATATTAGAAGATGTAGTTTGTAAACTACGAGCAGAACCCGATAAAGATGCTAACGTAAAAGGCGTGTTCGGGCCGAATCTAGTTATGGAAGATGGAACTCAGTTGCGTCTAGAAAGTGCAACAACCATTGAAGAGGTAGACCGCTTTGTAACAGAAAGAACACGTGAGGATTTAATAGAACGATACATGCAAACAGAAGATGGGTGTTCTATTATTTTTGAAAACAATGATAGACTAGTTGTTGAAGGTGTCAGTGAGAATGCTGACGTAGCATCATTCATTTCTTTTGGAAGTACATTTAATGACCTAAATATAATCAGTGGTCAACAAGTGTATGACATTGCATACTACTTAAAACTTGATACTGCAGCTGATATCATGGATAACATCATTTTAGAAGATGGTACAGGTGCTGTGATGAGTGAGGTATCAAAACCCGAAGGACTGAGAGTACAGGACATGGAAACTATGTTTCCAAATACTTTCATTCCTAAATTCAGTGACCATGCGAGACATAGAACAAACATAACTTACTCTGCATACGTCAAATCAGGCACAAATTAAATAATTATAACACTAAGTTGTTATAAATAGAAGTATAAATATATTATATCTTAGGAGATAAAATCAAATGGCAGCAATTATTACAGAAAAGTTTCGCATCCACAATGCGAGACAGTTTAAGGAAGATTTTGGTGAATCAGCATCATCTACTTTCCTTTTCATAGGAAGACCCCAAGCATGGGACGCTTCTGATACAACCCCAACCCCCGCAAACTCAGTCGGTGAAACAATAGACGCATACAAAGATATGATTGCTATGAAGAAAATCGGTTCTGCTGATGTTTCTCACTGTTTAGTAAGACGAGATTGGGCAACAGGAACAACGTATGACGAATATGCACATGATTATAGTGCAACAAATACTGCTCCCGCTTCAAGTGCAAACAACTTGTACGATGCAAGATACTTTGTTATCACAGATGAGTATCACGTATATAAGTGTTTGAGAACTGGTAGAGCAAGTAATGGTGATGCCGTTGCTTCTACAGTTAAACCTGCTGGAACAAGTACAAATCCATTCGTAACCGCCGATGCAGCTGCCGCTTCAGGGCGAGGTTACATTTGGAAATACATGTACTCAGTTTCTGCTTCAGAAACTATTAAGTTTGTAACAAACGATTTTATCCCTGTAAAGACACTAGGTGCACAAACTGAAATTCAAGGTGACCTAGGTGGATTCGGTTCTGCTGGAACAGATGATGGTTCTGTGCAGTATGACGTAGAAGTTGGTGCAATTGACGGTGGTATTCACCATGTACACGTTAGTAATGGTGGTGCTGGTTATACCAACGGTACTTACAATAACGTTCCTGTTAAAGGTGACGGTCAAAATGCGGTAGTATCAGTTGTAGTAGCTGGTGGTGCAGTAACACACTGTTATGTCAATAACATTGGTTCAGATGAAGGAACTGGATACAGAAAAGCTACAATAAATATCAATGATATTTCAGGTATCGGGACACCTACAACTAACGCAGTTGTGAAACCAATCATTTCACCAGTATACGGACACGGTGCTAACCCAGTTGAAGAACTAGGTGGTATCTATGTTATCGTAAACTCAAGACTTGAGTTCGCAGAAGGAAGTGGTGACTTCCCAGTGGACAATGATTTTAGAAGAATTGGTCTGATACAAGACCCATTCCAAGATAATACAACGACAGTTTCTACAGATACTACTTTAAGTGCTCTTCATAAAATGACACTATCTTCAGTATCAGGTCTTACAAAAGACGATAGTATTATGAGTGCAAACGCTGATGGTACTGGTGTAGCTAAAAGTCAGATTGTATCAATCGATACCACTAACAAATTTATCTATCATCTCCCACAAGAAAATTCAAAGGGTGAGTATGTAGACTTTGCAACTAGTGGAACAAACACAGTATTCCTAGGTACAACAAACATAGGAACGGTAAGTGCAGTTGACAGTGATTATCCCGAAGTGCAACCACATTCGGGTCAAATCATTTACATTGAGAACAGGGGTGCGGTATCTAGAGCTTCAGACCAAATTGAAGATATCAAACTTATTGTTCAAATGTAATTGATTTATAAAATTTTAAAGAGATAAAAATATGCCTGAAAAAGTAGACTTAAACGTATCGCCGTATCATGACGATTATGATGAAGATAAAAAGTATCATAAGGTACTGTATCGTCCTAGTAGACCGATACAGGCTAGAGAGTTAACACAGGCGCAATCTATCCTTCAAAACCAAATTGAAAGATTTGGTGACCACATGTTCAAAGAAGGAAGCATTGTCACTGGCGGTGAATCTAACTGTGACATGGATGTTAGATACGTTAAAGTATCAAGTACAAACCCAAACAGTTTAGGAACTGTAGGTGTTGAAAATTACAGAACTTCTTTTGATACGAAGTACCTTCAGGGTAAAACTTCAGGTGTTGTAGCACAAGTTGTAACATCATACGCAGAAAGCACAGATGACCCTGTAACCTATATTGTTAGATATTACAAAGCAGGTACAGACTCAGTAAACTCAGGTTCATTTTTGGCAGGTGAAGACTTGCAAGAAGTTACTATTGATGCAAATGGTAATGCAGTTTCAGCCGCTAATACAAACGAATTACAAATACTATCCTCTGATAAAACCCCTATTGGCCGTTCTTCACTAGCAGAAATAGGTGAAGGTGTTATTTTCACTAGAGGGTTTTTTGTTAAGGTCAACAAACAACAAATAACACTTGAGAAATATTCAGGTGCACCCAGTTTTAGAATTGGGTTACAAGTTTCCGAAACACTAGTAGGTTCGTCAGTAGACGCTACACTATTCGATAACGCACAAGGTTCATCTAATGAGAACGCAGCTGGTGCTGACCGTCTTAAGGTTGAATTGACTTTAGACAAACAACTTATAGATTCAACAACAGATTCTAATTTTATTGAATTGATGAGAGTTAATAAAGGACGAATGGAACTTTCCATTCAGAGACCCGAATACAATGCATTCCAAAGTCTCATGGCAAGAAGAACATTTGACACATCTGGCGATTTTATTGTACGACAATTTCTTCCCAACCTAAAAGAACATCTAGATGATGGAACTAACGGTGGTGTATATTCAACACTCAACGGTGGTCAAGAAGGTCAATTCGTAGTTAATGTATCTGCTGGTAAGGGTTATGTTAAGGGTTATGAAGTTGATAAACCTGTAGGTTCAACGATACCTATCAAAAAGGCAAGAAATGTTGCGAATCTTTCAGGCGCATCTACTTCAATAAGATTGGGTAACTTTATTAAGGTTACTAGTTCACACGGTATTCCCGAATTCGGTAACGAAGCAGGAACAGACGCACAAGCACCATACAATGTTGTAAAACTATTTGACGGAACAATGACTTCTGGCGCAGAAAACGCTACTGGTCACATTGGTTACGCAAGAATTAGAAACTATGATATGGCAACTGCTGGAACTTCAAACAGTTCCGAAGTATGGGACGATGATACTATATTTAATGCATACCTATTTGATATCAAAATGTTTACCAAACTTAAGTACAGTGCTCACAGTGGTACTGCTATTATTGGTGACAAGGTAACAGGTTCTGTTTCAGGTGCAACAGGTATTATTGCATACGATGATAATTCAGGCGCATTATATGTTCATGACGTAATTGGTGTATTTACTACTTCAGATGCGATTTCTTCACAGAATGGTTCATTCGCAATGACTATTGCTCAGAACACTGGCGAAAACTTCAGAGGAACCGCTGGTGAAATAAGAACTTATAATATCAACAGAGTGCGTGGTGTATCTCAAACACCGAAAACTACTTCTAGAGAAGTATTCACTGCAAACGTTTATTTAGATTCAGACTTTACCTTAACTGGTCAATGCTCTATCTCTACTACGAATTTGACAGGTTTTGCATCCAAGTTTACTGCAGAACTTAAAGAAGGTGATATAGTTATTGACGGTGGTGGTAATGAAAGAGTTGTTGCAAGTGTAACAAATGATACAGCTGCTGTAATTTCTAGTGGTACTGGATTATCAAATACCAAAGTTACTCGTAGGGTTGCAAGAGTATTTGACCAAGAACAAACTGCAGCTATTTACGCATGGCCGAGAGACTGGGTCAAGACACATACACCCGACCAAGTACAAGTAAGAAGGTCACAAAACGTAACTATTTCAAATACTGCGATTACATTGACTATCGGTTCTGCTGAAACATTCTCAACAAGAACTAATGATAACTACACCTTTGCAGTTGTTGAAGCACAAACATCGGGTTCACCTACATTATCAAATGGTGATATGATTGATGTTGTGAACAACTTAAGTGGTTCCCCGTTTACGGACACAATTAGCGGAAACAACTTAGAAATTAGTGGTTTCCCCGCAGCTGATAATGGTACAATTTTAAAAGTAACATACACTGTAGATGTAAACTCACCCGTTAATAGGGACAAGTCATTAAAACAGTCAAGATGTCTATCAGTCGTAAACAGTAGAGCGACAGGTGGGTTTTATGGAACATGTTATGATGATAGAGACATTACACTCGGTGTTGCAGACTGTTATAAAGTACGTGCAATATATGAAGGTAATGGTACAACATCACCTAAACCACCTTCAGCAACGATTACTGAAACAGCAAGTCCCCCAGTTGCCTTCACAAGTTTTGAAGTTATTAAAGGTAACACTTCAGACGCACGTGCAATCATTATAAACTATAATGGTTCAAGTAACAAGAGTTATTTTTACTATATTACACAACAAAAATTTACAGAAGGTGAAGTTGTTATCGGACAATCATCTACTGCGGTAGGTGAGGTTTCAAACGTAGACGCTGGTGCAACAAACATAACAGATAGATATTACTTTGACAATGGTCAAAGAGACGGTTTTTATGACCACGGTAGGTTAGTTCTAAAACCAGGCACACCAACACCTAACGCAGAAATTTTGGTAGTCTTTGATTACTTTACTGCTACAGGTAACGGTGACTTCTTTGATGTCAATTCTTATTCAGGTATCGAATATAAAGATATACCAAGATATGTTCCAAGTAAAGTTGACCTTGGTGGTCTAGAACCCGATGGTGAATTTGAACTTGCAGACGCTGTTGACTTTAGACCCGTACTAGGACAACTAATTGGAACGACTACATTTAGTTCAATTGCACCCAACCCCGATAGTCCTGTTAATATCAGCGACACAAGTTTAGGTATTGTATCATCGCCATTTGCCTTTATTAATAAGTCATTTGAAGCATCGGTTTCAGGAATTTCATCAACAGGTTCTAGTGCAGTAGACGTACCCGTACCAGGCAGTAACGTGGTTGGTAACATCTCATTCTATGTTGGAAGAATCGATAAAATCTTCCTTCATAAAGACGGTGGGTTCCAAATTTCGCAAGGTACTCCTTCATTGACTCCTATGAAACCAAAAGGAATCGATGATGCTATTGAGTTATTTGAGTTAAGAATACCCCCCTTTACTTCAGACTTAAAGAAAGTAAGATTAAGAAGTGTAGACCACAGAAGGTTTACCATGAAAGATATCGGTAAGATATCTAATCGTGTTGCTAACCTAGAAAGATTGACAACACTATCTCTATTAGAAAGAGATACATCAACAATGCAATTCCAAGATGCAGACGGTTTCGATAGATACAAGTCGGGGTTTGTTGTGGATTCATTTAAAGGACACAATGTCGGGGATGTTACTCATCTCGATTACAATTGTTCAATCGATACAAAACAAGGCGTACTAAGACCTAAGAACTTCCAAAACTTTTTTGATATAGAACTAGACACAGTTAACAGTCTAAATTATCAGAAAACTGGCGACTTAATAACACTGCCCTACTCAAGTGCAAGTTATGTAAATCAGTCTAAAGCATCACGTGCAATTAATGTTAACCCATATCACGTATTTGCTTTCATTGGAACCGTAAACCTAAATCCTGCTACTGATATTTGGCAAGACCAAACACAGTTACCCGAAGTAAGAATTAACAGAGAAGGTAATTTTGATGCTCTGTTAGCAGAAAGTGGTGACCTAGGAACAGTATGGAATGCATGGCAGACTACATGGACAGGTGAACCTACAACTGTATCCACGGAAGTTTTATCGACTTCTAGTGGTTCATGGAGTGGAGACCCATCTCAAGGTGGTGAATGGATTTCAGGTACTGAAGTATCAAGAGAAATTACAAATACTATTGAAACACAAAGCAGAACGGGTATTAGAACAACTGTAGTTGAAGATTTTGTAGAAGATAGAAACGACAGAGTTGTTAGCATGTCTGTTATCCC